TCTCGGACTACACGAACGTGGTCGCTCGGCTGCCCCTGTACGCTCGGCGGAATGCCAAGTGGTACATCAGCCCCGCCGGCTACGGCTCCTCGATGCTGCGGCTCATGATGGCTGCGAGCGGCAACAACCAGGCCGACGTGGCTGGCGGTGCGAACCTGTCCTTCCTGGGCTTCCCGGTGGTGCTCGTGCATCCCCTGGAGAGCCGCCTGACCGGCACCGCGAATCAGATCGCTTGCCTGTTCGGCGATCTCTCGCAGGCTTGCACGATGGGCACCCGCCGCGAGATCACCGTGAAGACCGACGCGTCTCGCTTCGTGGAGTTTGACCAGCTCCTGACCTTTGCCACAGCGCGTGTGGCGATGGTCGCCCACGACCTTGGTGACTCCAGCAAGGCTGGCCCGCTCGTCGCTCTCAAGTTCGCCTCGTGAACCCTCTGACCCTCTAGGAGACTCTGACTCGTGAACTACCTCGAAGCATCCAAGACGGTCGTGGGTTCCACCGTGACCTCGGCCGCCGGAACGGCGACCCTGACCATCGACCGTCTCGGCTACGACTACGCGTCGGTCGATGTGGTCGTGGCGGTGTCGGCGACCCCGGCCAATACCTCGGCGTCGATCCTCAATGTCCTGACGCTCTCGCAGGGCGACACGAACACGGCTGGCTCCTCGGTCTACACCGTGGCGGTTCCCGCTGCGAGCGTGGCTGTCACGGCCCAGCCGAGCGTGGTGCGGCTCGATGTCGATCTTCGCGGCAAGGGCCGGTATCTGAAGATCGACGCCACTCCCGCGACCAGCCTCGCCACCACGATCGTGGCTCGGCTCGGCAAGGGCGAGGTCGGCCCCGAGTCGGCTTCCGCCAAGGGCGTGCTCGCGAAGTACAGCGGCTGAGAACTTGACAGCCTCGACACAGTGGATGGCGGGTGCGGCATGAGCCGTGCCCGCCATCTCTGTTGAGGGATTCATGATCGTCAAGGTCGGCGGTACGGATGTCGATGTTCGGATCGAGTGCGTGATGAGCGGCCCGCGATTCGGCCCGTTGGCGAATCTCTTCGGCTGGGCTCAAGCCCTCATGCCGCTCGGCATCCGCCCGACGCTCGGGCAGGGGGCTCTTTGGGGGCAAGTGTTGCAGCGGTGCATGGAGCAGTTCATCGACTCGACGGAGTTCATTCTCACGACCGACTTCGATTCGTTCTGGGGGCAGCGGGAGGTGAGCGAACTGGTGGCGATGGCGATGGCTTTTCAGTGCGACGCTCTCGCTCCGCTGCAAGTGAAACGGGAGGACGGTCGCCCAATGTTCACGCTGCCCGGCACGCTGGACAAGCCGCCCGAGGGCGGGTCTACAGAACTGCCGATGTCGTGGTTCGCGGAGCCCGTGCAAGAGGTGGACTCGGCGCACTTCGGCTGCACGCTCATCTCGACACGGGCACTGAAGCGAACACCGAAGCCGTGGTTTCAAGATCAGCCGAACGCCAAGGGCGAGTATGGCGATGGTCGCGTGGACGCGGATATTCACTTCTGGCGGCAGTTCCGAGCCGCTGGGAACCGCGTCTACGTCACGCCCCGCGTCTCGATCGGTCACGGCGAGTACGTCTCGGTCTGGCCGGGCAAGGATCTCCAGAAGCCCGTGTTTCAATACGTCGGCGACTACACCGCGAACGGTAAGCCCAAAACTGCATGGAGTGCCCCCGGATCATGAAAATAAGACTGACGCAGAACTACTCGACCTACACCGTCGGCCGGGTGGTCGATTGCGAGGGCGACACAGCGGAGCGGCTCATTCGTGACGGCATTGCCGTGCGGGAGCCGCAGATGGATTTGATCGAGACGGCGACGGCCGAGCCCGAGGTCGAGCGGGCTGACGCACGACCGCGACGCGGCAGGAAACCGAATGCGATACCGCAGTCTCAAGACTCTGACGCAGCCGGCGGTTGAGCCGGTCACGCTCGCGGAAGCGAAGGCACATTGCCGGGTCGATACCGACACCGACGATGCTCTGATCGCTGCCTACCTCAAGGCGGCTCGCGAGTGGTGCGAGGCGTACTGCGACGAGACGTTCGTTCACACGCAGTACCGGATGACGCTCGACTCGTTCCCCGTGGAGATCGAGTTGCCCCGCCCGCCGATGGCGACCAGCGGCACGGTGACGGCGGTCAGCATCACCTACACGCTGGAGAACCAGAGCACCGCCACGCTCTCGACTGCCGAGTACCGGGTCGATCGTGACAGCGTGCCGGGTGTGCTCCGCACGAACTACAACGGCTCCTGGCCCTCGCATCTGCTGGACTACAACGCGGTTGCGGTGACGTGGCACGCCGGGCGTGACGGCACCGGGGCGAGCGTGCCGCAGCGGGTGAAGAACGCGATCCTCTGGCTCGTGGGCATGTGGTACGAGCGTCGCATGGCGGCTGACGCGGTGAGCCTGTCGGAGATTCCGTTCGGCGTGAAGGCGTTGCTCGATTCGGCGAAGTGGGGGAGCTACCGATGAGCAGCGTTCGCGGAACGATCTCGGTCGACGTGGCGTTCACTGACAGCACGACCGTGAGCGGGGCACAGTCGCTGAAGACGATCGTGCTGCGGGATGCGACCGAGTACACGACGGGCAAGGTGGCCATTGTGACGGGGACGGCTGGAACGACGGCAGTGACGGTCAGCACCCTGTCAGGCGTTGGCTATCGCAATGCCTCTGGGCAACTGGTCACGTTTTCCGACGTGCGGCGAGTCATGTTTGACTGGAACGGCTCCGCGTCAGCCACGCTCAACGAAACGGCGGACTTTGCGTTTTCGATGCGGGCTAGCTCCGGTGAGCCGGCCATGACGAGCGTGAATCAGTTGCCGGGCGTGCAGATGGCCGTGGCGTCGTCGTCCGCTGGCGCTACCGGAACTTACACCGTCGTGATCTATGGCACTTGACCCCGGCAAGCTCCGCGAGCGGGTGACGATCCAGCAGGCGACCGAGCGACGCAACTCGCTCGGTGAGACCACGCTGGAGTGGGCGACGTTTGCCGAGCGATGGGCGAGCGTCGAAGGGCTCTCGTCTCGCGAGGTGCTGCTCTTGGGGCAGCAGCAGACCGAAGGCACGCACCGCGTGCGGCTGCGGTACGTGACGGGGCTTGTGCAGACGATGCGGCTCCTGTGGCGTGGTCGGGTGCTGGAGATCACGACGCTGCTCGAACACGCGAACCGCAGCGAGCACGAGTTGCTCTGCACGGAGAGGGTGGAGTAATGGCACTAGGACGCATTGAACTCACCGCACAACTCGAAGGTCTTGCTGAACTGCGAGACGGAATCGGCCGCATCTTCCCTCAAACGCCGGTCGGTCGTGCGGCGAGGGCTAGGGTTCTTGCGAACGCTTTGGAGAAGGCATTGCTGCCTGCCGAGTTGCGGCTTCGCGAGGTGACGCCGCTCGGGCCGACAGGCAACCTCAAGCGAGCCGTTACGTCGAAGGTTGTCGAATACGCTCAGGATGGGAACGCGGTCGGCATTCTTGGGTACGTGCGTGCTGGTCGCGAGCGTTCGGCGAGTGCTGCTGGCGGAAAGGTTCGTGCTGGCCCCGACCGAGCGTTTCATCAGTATTGGCTTGAGGAAGGGACGAAAGAGCGGACGGTCACAACGCCAGCCGATAAGCCGTACACGCGAAAGTCGCACAAGCGAACCATGAAGTCTGGCAAGGTGACGCAAGTGCAATCGCACGCAGTCGCCCGGCAGGGCGGATACATCGCGTCGAGCTTCAACAGTCTCGGGGGCTTCGACGGGTTCATCCCCACTCCGAGACCCGCGAGAGGGTCAGGGACGCCGCATCGCGTTCAGACAAAGCCGGGCTACCCCAATGCGTTCTTTCGGAAGAGCAAAAATCCGATCACGATCCCTGCGATGCCGGTCGGCGGCTCAACCGGCCGCCCGCCGCTAACAACGGCGTGGAACCAGACCCGCCAAACGGTGGCGGAAATCCTCACTCGCGAACTGCGGATCTCACTAGAGCAAGCCCTGAGTGCGATCACCACGACAGGCGGCAATCTTTCATGAGCGTCAAATCCCCCGAACGCCTCATCGGCGATGCCCTGGTCGCCGACCCCGCCGTCGCGGAGATCGTGGGCGACCGGGTGTACCCCGTCATCGCCCCCGCCTCGGCGGCGATCCCGTTCGTCACTTGGCGGCGGCAGGCGGTGCAGCGGGAAGCCACCCTATCCGGCCCGTCTGGGATCGCTACCGTGACGCTGGCCGTGGATATGTACGCGACCACGTATGAGGGAGTAAGGGAACTGGCAGACCGCTGCCGGGCGGTACTGGATGGTTTCAACGGTGCCTTGGGAAACTGGATTTCAGTCAGGAACGTGTCGCTGCTCAGTGAGAGCGACGGGTTCGTGCAGTTGGCCGGCGGCGAGTTGCCCGCCGTCTACAGCGTGACGCAGACCTACACCATTCTTTGGCAGGAGATCTAGCCCGTGTCATTCTCGACCCCGCACGATACCGCATCCGGTGGAGCCACGAGCCTTGGCACTCAACTCACGCTGGGTGTGCAGGGTTACACCGTCACGAACATCGTCATCTCGAACACGAACCCCGGAGCAGCCGGCGACTCGCAGATCGACGTTGCCCACCTCGGGCAAACGACCGGCGAACTTGCTGCCCGGCTGACGCCGCCGCTCGTGGTTCCTGCCGAGGACGGCGGTTCGGGTCGGCAGATCACGTTCGACTACATCGGCAAGATCGTCATCGCGGACGGCTCGACCGGCACGTACAAGCTCTCTGTTGCAGGCGCGATCCTTGTCGGCGGCACGGCGGCGAGCTACTACACCGTGCAGTCTTCGACGCTCACGCTGGCGACGAACGACGCGATCCGGGGCCAGGGCGTCATCACGGTTGCCCGCTAGTCATGACGGGGTGCCGTCATGGCGATTCCATGCCAAGGGTTCACGATCACCTGGGGCGGTCAGTCGCTTCAAGAGGTGCAGGCGTTTGACCTGGACGCCGCTCGCGGGCTGCCGCTCGGGCGCATCACGACGTGGACGCCGAGCCTGGGCACGTTGCGGCTGGCTGGATTCTCGACCGCTCATCTGCCCGTGAGCGAGTACGGGCGGCGGAAGCGGTTGACGTTCTCGGGTCGCACCGCGTCGGCGGGAACGCTGGTCACGTTCTTCGATTCAGATTGCATCTACGAAGACCAGCGGATCGAAGCCGTCGCGAATGAGGTCGTGCGGCTTGCCTTCACTTTTAGAGTGCAGGATACGGTCGGGGCTCCGACTAATCCCTAGGAGATCGTGACAGATGGCGCTGACGGCAGATCAGATTCTCGCGGCGGATGACCTCGGACTGAAGCGGGTCGCGGTTCCCGAGTGGGGAGGCGATGTCTTCATCCGCGTGATGAGCGTGGGCGAGCGTGACTCGTATGAGCGGAAGTGGATCGGCAAGAAGGAAACCGGCATCGAGAACTTCCGCACGCAGTACCTCGCGGGCGTGCTGTGCGACGAGACCGGGAAGCTCCTGTTCACTCGCGACCAGATCGACAAGCTCGCGAGCAAGAGCGGTGCGGTGATGGGCCGGCTGTTCGACGAAGCGATGAAGCACAACCGGATGACAGAGGAGGATGTGCAAGAACTGGGAAAAGGCTGAACGCGAGCCCGACTCGGCGGTATATGTTCGCGGTCGCTCGCGACTTGCACATGACCGTTGGCGAGTTGGGCACGCGAATGGATTCGGCCGAGTTCAGTGAATGGATCGCCTACAACCGCTACTACTCGGCGTTGCCCGACTCGTGGCGGGAGACGGCGTTGATCGTCACGGCACTCCTGGCTCCGCACATCGGGAAGAACTCGAAACGACCCAAGCCCGAGGATTTCATTCCGATAGAGAAGCCGCCGCAGCACGAGTCGCAGGACATGGCGGCGTTGCTGGAGTTGCGACGGCAGTTCGGTCTCGGCGATCTCGAAGCGAACAATGGCTAACGTCCTCTCACTAGCGTTGCGGGTTACGGCTGACGCCAGCGGGCTCAGGCTCGATCCGGTGCAGCGTGCGCTTGTGGGGCTGGGCGATCAAGCCGACAAGCTGACGAGTCAGTTCGCGAAGTTCGCGGGCGAGAGCGAAGCGGCGGCGTCGGCTCAGGCTCGGTTCGAGAAGGAGTCGCAGGATCTCATCAACACGCTCCGCGATGGTGGCGAAGGGGCTGCGACGCAGTTCGCGGTCGGCTTCGAGCGACTCACTGAAGCGGTGAACAAAGAAGCCGCCGCCTTCGAGCGTGCGGCCCGCATTACCGAAGCGAACCTCTTGCCTCTGGAGCGGTTTGACCGCACCCAGGCAGAACTGAACGAGCAACTGAACGCCGGGCGGATCTCGCTAGACACCTACAACCGGGCGACCGAGAACGCCGCGAAGGGGCTGACCGACGCGGAGCGTGCGGCTCGCGGGCTGGCGGTGCAGCAGAAAGAAATCGACACCGCAGCGACGAGCACGACGCTCAAGTTCAACGAACTCTCGGGGGTGTTCTCGGTGCTGCCCGGCCCGCTGGGCAACATCGCGGGGCGGATCTCGGGCATCGCGAGTGCGAGCGAGGGGCTGTCGCGGGTGTTCGCGGGCGGGCTGAAGACCGGGCTCACGAGCATCGCCTCGTCGGTCACGGCTCTCATCAACCCGTTTACCCTCGCCCTGGCTGGCATCACGGCGTTCGCCGCCGGGGCGGTTGCGGTCGCTCGCGGGCTGGTGAGCCTGGAGGATCGCGTCGAGCGGCTGTCTCGCCTATCGACCCAGCTGGGCGTCTCGTTCGAGTTCGTGCAGACGCTGGAGGAAGCAGGCCGCAGGGCAGACGTTTCGATCGAGCAGTTGAGCGGCTCGTTCGCCCGGCTTCAGAACACGCTCGCGGGGGCAGACGAAGAGAGCAAGAAAGCCCAGGCGGCGTTGCAGCGGCTCGGCGTGTCGGTTCAAGACTTCGGGGCACTTTCGGAGCAACAGAGGATCGACTTGATCGGCGAGCGGCTGGCTGCGATCGAAGACCCTGCCCAGCGGTCAGCAGCGGCGATCGCCCTGTTTGGTCGCAGCGGCGTGCAGTTGCTGCCGTTCTTCAATGAGTTGGGCGGTGCCGCCGATGACATCCAGACTTTCGGGGCGGCACTGAGCGAGACCGATCGCACGGCGTTCGCGGGGTTGGGTGCTGCATTCGATCAAGTCGGCGTAGCGATTCAAGGTCTCGGTCAGTCGGTGCTTCTGCCGTTCGTCGGTCTGGTCGAAGGCATCGCTACGGCTTTCAGCGGGCTCATCAACATCGTCACGGTAGTGGCCCAGACCATTGGCACCGTGCTCGGGCCGA